GTGTTGATGGTCAGAGCTATGACACCGAGCGTTGGGGCAATTACTTCAGACCAGCAGGTGTAGCAGCTCCAGCAGGCGCCGCTACAGCAGTAGACACAGATGAAGATGCTCCAGCACCAGTAGCTAAACCAGCACCAGCGGTAACTAGCGACTTTGATGACGAAGAACCAGCAGTGGCCACAGCGCCAGTTGCGGCAAAAGCATCTACAGACAAGGCCCAAGATATCTTGGCAATGATCCGTAGCCGTCAAAAGGCTTAATGCGTACAGAAGTAGACTTTGAATTATTTCCTGAAGATTGTGAAGTGGTTGAAATTCCACTTCACAATCAACGGGTTTTCTTAATTCAAAAAAATGGTAGTAGTAGTATACGGATGAGTATGGAAAAAACTAATTATAAGGTGTTTGTCAACGATCAGATTCAATCGCTTGACTCGGTAGACGTGTATATTCGAGATCCGTTGAAACGATATATCAGTGGCGTTAATACTTACTTACATCATCTCAAAAGAGATCATCCTGAGTTAGATTATGAGACAGCATTTTGGTTTGCCAAACAATACAAATTTTTAAACCGACATTACTTGCCGCAGTTCCATTGGATAGCAAATCTCAGTCGTTATTTAAATTCTAACGCACAGATATCAATCCGAGATTTTAAGAATTTTGGAAGCATTGTAGACATACAATCTCGGGCAGGAGTACCCCCTCCAACTGATGAATTTGTTAAAGAATTATTAGCCAATGATCCAGGGCTGGAATTATGGTTGTTCTTGGATGAGATACTGTTAGAATTGGCAGGCCAGACTATGTCATGGTCTGGATTGTTGGAGTATTATAAAAGCAAACATTACAACGTGATAAAACATGTATTGCCCACGACTTGATCATTTCGTTCGTTTTAATCCTGATGGTTCAGTAAGTCGTTGCGGTCACATGATCAATGCTCCACATTTTGAATCACTGGAAAAACTAGACTCCAGTGAGTGGTTAAACACAATCAAAGATCAATTTGCGCAAGACCAATGGCCCGTTGAATGTGTGCGTTGCCAAGAAGTTGAACAGGAAAATCCTAGTAGTATAAGAATACACGCCATTGCCGTGGACAAACTTGAAACACAGTCTGATTATTTACAGGTTGGTGGAGTATTAGATAACGTATGCAACGCCGCCTGTCAGACTTGCAATCCTGACTGTAGCACTAGAATTGGTGCGTTATACGGAAAAACTTTTCCAATTATAAATAATATTGATAGATTCAGGGCATTACCACAGAGCCGTATACGTCACTTGGATATCAATGGCGGAGAGCCCAGTTATAGTAAAAATTACAAAAAAATATTGGCAGATCTCCCACCCAATTTAAAAACACTACGACTGAACACAAACTGTAATATAGTATTAGAAGAATTAACAGAGATAGTCAAACGTGGAATTGAAGTCACCGTTACTGTGAGTTGCGACGGAATTGGACCTGTACACGAGTTTATGAGGTGGCCAATTACCTGGGCGACATTTTATAAAAATCTAATGACCTATAAAACCATGCCTGTCAAATTAAATTTATGGACCACAGTGAGCGTATTAAATGTAGATGACTTGCCCAACATACAGGCGTTTGCACAACAGCATGAAATTGATCATGGGTATGCCTATCTTAAAACTCCTGCTGTACTGGATGTGAATAATAAAGATCAAGCCGCAATAGACACATATATACAACAGCAACAGAAGTTACGGAATATGCTATGAAACCATACAAAATTTTGGACTGCCCTGATTACGAAACCATACAATACGAGTTATTAAATTATATCGATAATTTTACTACACTCAGGATTGTTGATCCTCGTGTTCCTGGATTTGATTTTGTTAAAAATCCTGTGAGCTATGTTAATTTTACAAAAGATCTAGTACATTTTGCTAAACATAATTCTGCATTATTGAAATGGGTTTTGTCTCTGCGCTGTAGGTTGAAAGACGCATATTTTACTTTGGCATGGACTACTGGTACTAAAAAATACCCACAATCAAGTTGCCCCTTACACATAGACAAACCACCTGTAAACTGGAAAATAAATTTTCCAATTTTAAATATGGAACACACCTGTACAAGATTTTATAAACTTAAAAATCCTGCACTGGATATATCATCGTTGGTGTTTAGACACGGCGACCCTGACAGTAAAGACCGTGACAATTATTCGCTTGAATACACAGATTTTGATCAATTCGATTGCCATGATTTTGATCAAAATCAACCTATTCTTATGAACGGACAAATTCCGCATGATATAGGATTTTATCCTGGAGCTGAATTTCCTAGACTAGGAATACAAATAATGCTAACAAAAGAACCCACTCACTTACTATGAAAATAGCGATAACTGGCCACACAGCGGGCATAGGCAAAGCGTTGACTAACCAATACGTCAATCAAGGACATGAAATTGTTGGATTGAGCAAAAGAGAAGGTAATAACATTCGCAACATACCCAAAATTTGCGATCAAATCGAACCTTGCGACATGTTTATTAATAACGCACAGTCCGGTTATGCACAGACTGAATTGTTGTTTGAAATGGCTGGTCGGTGGGCAGGAACAGGCAAACATATTATAGTTATATCAACTCAGATGACCCAAGATCCTGTCAGTGTGTTGCCTGGACTAGACATGGATCAATATAGAATACAAAAAGTTGCTCTAGAACAAGCGGTACAACAAATACGACACCGACGTCTTGGTATAAAAATTACTCTAGTGCGACCAGGTGATATTGCTACCAGCGCCAACAAAACAGTGCCGCCCTCTGCGAATGTAGACAATTGGGCACAAACTTTGGTCGCTATCCTTGAGTTGACTAAAATGAACAACTTAAGAATTCCGGATATCAGTCTAGGACCATGATGACTCCCCGAGACATCCTGACAAATAAAAATTTTTGTCCCATGCCATGGACTGGATTGATGTACAATTTTGATGGTACAGTAAAAAATTGCATCCGTAGTGCAGGCACCATTGGCGATATCAAGCACGACCCAATCGCTAATATACTAACTGGCCCAGCCAATGGAGACACACAGCAGGCCATGCTGTCCAATCAACCTGGCGCCAATTGTTATACCTGCTACAATTTAGAAATAAACAAAAAAAGTTTTGATATCATCAGTGACAGGATTTTTTACATACGAGAACTCAAGCACGTTCCAATGGATACATATCAACAAGGGAATCATGATCTACACACTATAGATGTACGTTGGACCAATTTATGTAATTTTAGTTGTGTATATTGTAATCCTTCATTTAGTAGCCGTTGGGCTGACGAACTTAAAAAATCCCAACAGTATCCTGATCAGGCACAGCTGGACGATTTCAAAAAGTACATATTTGATCATGCTCACACACTGAAACATGTATACCTGGCTGGCGGAGAGCCCTTGTTGATGAAGGAAAATTTAGAATTGTTAGATCTCTTGCAACAGGTAAATCCCACAGTTAATTTACGCATAAACACCAATCTGAGTAAAACCAACACTAAAATATTTGAACGGATTTGCGAATTTCCTAATGTACACTGGACTGTGAGTGTTGAGACACAAGCTCAAGAATTTAACTATGTACGTTACGGTGGCAATTGGGTAGATTTTTTAGATAACCTGGATCAAATTAAACAACTCAATCATAAAATATCATTTAACATGTTATGGTTTTTATTGAACTATGATTCGGTGTTTGACTGTGTGGATTTTTTAAAAGGATTGGGATTCCACAACAACAGTTTCATAATCGGTGCATTACTCGAACCTGACTACCTAAATATTAGACATCTGCCAGAAAATGTGTTAAACTTATTAAAGATGAAACTACAATCACGCATCAATGAAAAACCTGGATACTTGTTGGAAAATAGTTATCAAAACATGTTACACTATATTCAACAGCCGATTGAAAAAAATCTAACTGAATCATTTAAAAAAATAGATGTGATGGATCGACGGCGCGGATTGAACAGCAAAGAAATTTTTAAAGATTTGTACAAATTACGAGAGGAAATATAATTATGGGAAAACCATTTGATGTAAGTAAATTTAGAAGAGACATCACCAAAAGTATCGATGGTCTCAGTATTGGATTCAACGATCCTACAGACTGGATCAGCACAGGCAATTTTGCCTTGAACTAT